TGGCTCACTAACAGCAAAGTTAGTAAAAGAAGTCGAGAAGATGAACAACACAGGCGGTAACACTGATGACCGCATATGGAAATTAGATGTAGATAAAGGTGGTAACGGCTATGCTGTTATTCGTTTTCTACCCGCACCTGAAAACGAAGACCTACCTTTCGTTAAACTATATTCTCATGCATTTCAAGGACCTGGTGGATGGTATATAGAGAACTCTCTTACCACACTAGGACAGAAAGATCCTGTTTCTGAGTATAATTCATTACTCTGGAATAATGGAACTGATCTTGGAAAAGAAACTGCAAGAAAGCAGAAACGCAAATTGACATACATTTCTAATGTCTATGTTGTAAAAGACCCTGCAAATCCTGAGAATGAAGGTAAAGTATTCTTATTCAAATATGGTAAGAAAATCTTTGACAAACTAACTGCAGCAATGCAACCTGAGTTTGAGGATGAGGAAGCAATCGATCCATTCGATTTCTGGCAAGGTGCTAACTTCAAGTTAAAGGCAAAGAATGTAGCAGGTTACAGAAACTATGATAGTTCTGAGTTTGCTGCTGTAAGTCCACTACTTAATGATGATGATGCTCTTGAGTCACTTTGGAAGAAGCAATTCTCTCTCGCTGAGTTAGTTGCAGCAGACCAGTTCAAGACTTATGAAGAGTTGAAGACTCGTCTAGATTCTGTTCTTGGTAACAAGAAAACAGTAACTCCAGAGTATGAAGTCGCTGATGAAGATGATGATCGTGGTGCTGCAGAGGAATTAGTAACCGCTGCTGTATCAACAACACCATCCTCAGTAAATGAAGATGATGACGATGCACTATCATACTTTGCAAAACTTGCAGAAGAATAATAATTGTTATTCATTTAGTTTTAGAAGAGGTCGAAAGACCTCTTTTTTTATGTGCTCTGCTCTACTATTCCTGAAGTGCTCTCATTGAAGAATGCAAGTTGTTCGTTAGTCATAGTTTCAGTAATTACTAGATCTGTCGTATTAAATCCACTGAATTTAGTTGAATTTACAATGCTTGTCACAGTGAATATATCTCCTGTTATTTTTGAAACATTAGTAATATCTACATTATCATAAGTATCTGCCAATGTTAATATTGAATTAGCAGTTTCATTTGATGAAGTTATTGACGTATTCATAATTTTATTATTTTGATTATATAGTTAAGATGTTAAGTTGGTAATATCTGTTTTTGCTAGTGAACTTGTTATGTAGTTAGAGCACTTACTGTATCTTACTACATCTTTTAAATCATTAACAAATATCTGTAAATATCCTGTTCTTAGCAAATCAATATTTCTCTTTTTTTCATTTTCCTCTATTTCATATTCAAAGTTTGTTACAGGTCTTGCAATATTATCAGTAGCAACAGTATATTCGTTTTTATCATCTAATTGTGTATTACCTGCCTGTGAAATAAGAGTAAAACGATTTGTTGGAAAGCGTAATGAACTACCATCCATCTTAAAATCTGCATCAACGATTAATTTTGGTGGTAATATTTGACGACCTTGACTATCCTTTATTTCATATGTCTCATAATGATGATTCTCATTCATTTTTGCCTCTGAACCATACTTGCTCAATGCATAATCATACATTTGGTAATCTTGAAGCGGCCATTGATTATTAATATTTGTTATACCTGCAGTTAGCACTACAACAAAATCATAATGAGGACTACCGTATACATCTTCTGCAATTGTGTCTGGTCTTTCACCATCTTCAATTACATACTTATTGAATAATGATGCATTTTCTTTCAAATAATCATATAATTTTGATCTACGAAATATGTTTTTAATCTCAATTAAATCTCCAGTCGATTTTTTATCTGGTAGTGGTGATTGATATAGTATATTTGGTAAGTGTTTAAAATATGCCATTAGAAACCAACTCCCAAGTTATCACCCTCTGAGAATTCATCATAATCCTCATGGTAAATTGGATTGAGTTCTTTAAAGGTAAGACTCATTTGAATACTGACTGGAGTTCCATCTGCATATGATGCAAATGTACCAGCATTTGTGTAATTAACTGACATACCTGTTAATGCACAATGTTTAAAACTATTTAAGAAAGGATGATCTTTTCCATTATGTAAATATCTTATTGTAAATACATCTGGTGATTTTAAGAATATACCTCCTTGACCACCTACAGGACCACCATCTTCATTTCTTCCCTTTTTAGCAGCCATAGAACTCTTAAAAGCACGGATTATATGCTTTACCATCATTGATTCTTTATCATTTCTTGGTGAAAAGGTCACATTCATTGGAAACGAACGTAAATTGACATTATTAAATAGTAATTCTAAATTAGAATTTAATACCTGTCCAGTTGCTCTTGCAATTGCACTATTAGGAGAAATATTATTACCTTGAGGGTCGATTGCTTTTCCTGCAATTCCTGCTGCAACTGCATTTTGAAGATTCTCTGATAGTCCCATTCCTTCAGTAATAGCAGTGGTCAATACTTCTTTTGTATCTTCAAAAGTGTCAACAGGACTATTCATAAACGCTGCTGCTGCCTGTAATCCTGCTAATTGAAATACATTCATGGTATCATCACCCCAAGTGACAGTATTAGAGTCATTTACATCCTGTGGTATGGGTAGTTCAACATAATAATGATGCGACTCTTTGGATGCTCTATCAGAAAATTGATCAGATCCACCTAAATTTTTAAACTGTAGATTTGTAGGTTGTAATCTAATATTACCATCTTTATTTTTTAAAAATTCACCTTCTTTATATTTTTGACCATCAAATATACCTGCTTTACTTGCTACTAAAGGTGTATATCCAGTACTGAAGTTTGTAGTTTGTGGACGATATTCAAAACATTTTATTAATAATCTTGTACCACTTGCTTCATCGGGAGTTACCGCAATTGGATAACTCATAACTTTTGGGTGTGATATGTGTCTTTTATGTTTCTTTCTTGGTTTTTTATTACCTTGATTTTCTACTTGCGATGTGGTTTTACTATTATTATTTTGTGTATTCTCATCCTTCAAGATACCTCTATGATTACTTCTATTGCGATTTCTATTTCTTTCGTATGCTTTAGTAGGGTTATTAATTGACATTATCGACCTTTTTTTATCTATTTAGTCGTATTCTGCCAAATGGAATAGTTCGTAGGTCTCTAAGTTCCATTTCATCGACTTTATACAAACCACCCACAACCTCTGGAAATGTATATTGCCTCATCTCACCCCAGTGAAAATTAAGTCCCTTAAATCCCCATTGAAAAACATCCGTCACTGCGACGAGAGGATGTGCATCATATCTAATATTTGGTGTTTTGGGTTGATATACAAAAACATAATAATTACCTTCCTCTGGGACATTACTTCCCTCAGTTAATACCTCTAATATATCTTGTGCTAAATCATCTGGATTCTCATTTCCAATAAGTTTTTTCATTATGGGGTCGATACGACTCATATTCCTAACTCCTTCTCAGTAACTACCTTGAACTCCCACTGGCGATCAGCACAGAACTCTCGTGCCATTTTCCATTTTGCTTGGTTCTTTGCATATTCATATGCTTCACGAATATATCCTTTTGTTTGTCTTTTTGGTTTCACGGGTGGTTTTGTTTGTTTTGCTGGTTTGACTTCAATCACATACCTCTTTATTTTACCCCCTCTTTCTTTGACTTTCATATAGAAATCAGGAAAATATCTATGAACTCTATTATCTACTGGTGAACGATATGGTATCGCTATCTCTTCACTTGCCCACTCTAATATACTCTCATTTTTATCACAATATACCATGAACTTTCTCTCCCAGAGTGACCTGTAAATTATATTTGTTGGATCACCTTTATACTTTCTGGGATAGGAGGGGTAGTATTTTCCCTTATAAGACATCTAAATACATATGATATGTAATTTTATTTAGAGTGCCAGCACCAAGACCAAGATCAATATCTGATTTATTACCAAGATTTCAAAATGTAGCACAGTCTTCACACTATCTTGTCAAATTTGCCCTACCCCACAGTTTTAATAGAAACGGGTTGCGTTCATATTTAAGAAGAAAGGGAGTGAATGATAGATTTGTTTTAGAAGATGCAGGATTATTATGCAGTAATGCAGTTTTACCAGGTAGTGCTCTAGCATCGATTGATACTCGTGGCAATTTTCAGGGGGTCATTGAGAGATTTGCACATACTCGTAACTTTACTCAAATAAATCTAGAATTTTATGTTGATAATGAATACAAATCGATGAAGTTTTTAGAGCATTGGATGGAGTATATAACTGGAGCAATACCTGATCCAACAAGTGATGCTTATCACTTTGAACTTAATTATCCTGCAGATTACAAATCGAATGAGACAAAAATTGTAAAGTTTGAGAGGGACTATAATCGCTTTTTAGAATATCGTTTTATTGGTCTATTTCCATTAGCATTGAATTCTACAAGAGTATCTTATCAAGGTTCACAAGTTTTAAAAGCATCAGCATCATTTAGTTTTGATAGGTATATATGTGGTGAATCATCATCACTAGCAAGAGATTTGGGAAGAGCATTTAATGAAATATTTGGTTTAAGTAATCCCATTAAAGATGGTGGTAGTGTTGCTTATAGTACTAATATTATAAATCAAGATGCGTTTGGTGTAATAAGAGGATTGAGTAATACTGATAACCCATATAGAGGAGCAGGTTCAAATAATAGTAACAGTCCAAATGGCCCAACACAAACACTAGGTGGAACAAGTTTAGGTGCTGGTCAAATTATCTCTTGATAAACCACTATAAATAATGACACTGAAGTGCTCAGAATATTATGCCTTTACCAAAAATTGCAACGCCAACATATGAGTTGGTTCTTCCCTCATCAAACAGAAAAATCAAATATAGACCATTTCTTGTAAAAGAGGAGAAGATTTTAATTATTGCCTTAGAGTCCCAAGATCAAAAACAAATCGCAAATGCTGTAAAAAGTATTTTAGTATCTTGTATTTTGACAAAGGGAATTAAAGTAGATAAACTATCTACATTTGATATTGAATATTTGTTTTTAAATGTACGTGGTAAATCTGTTGGTGAACAGATTGAAGTGATGGTTACTTGTCCCGATGATGGAAAAACACAAGTGCCAATGTCAATTAATATTGACTCAATAAAAGTTCAAAAATCAAAAGATCACAAAGCAGATATTAAATTAGATGATACTTTTACATTAAAAATGAGATACCCATCTCTTAACGAGTTTATTAAATCTAATTTTGATGCTGGTAATGTAAAGGTGGATGATACTTTTGAACTCATTGCATCTTGTATTGACCAAGTATATTCAGAGGAAGAATCTTGGACTCAAGAGGATTGTACAAAGAAAGAATTAGTTGACTTTCTAGAACAACTTAATTCATCTCAATTTAAAGATATTGAGAAATTTTTTGATACAATGCCAAAACTTTCACATACTGTTAAGGTAATGAATCCAAACACAAAAGTTGAGAGTGATATTACAATAGAGGGGCTGCAGAGTTTTTTCGGATAAGTATGGCACATGAG